TGTTTAATCTCATCCGGTAATGGTTGTCCTGTTTTTAAAGACTCCATATACATGCTAGTAGCAAACTTAATTAACTCCAAATCTCTATCAGAGTCTCCCTTAGTTTTGTTTACCGCCATCTTACCCTGAGATTCTAGTTGACTTAACTGAGCGTCCTGTTGCATTTTTTGCTGAGACACTTGTTGTTGTATCTGCGCATTCATTTGACTATTCTTCTGCGCATTTTCTTCAGCATCTTTCTTAGCTCTCTTCATACTTTTAGCCAAGTACAACTCAGCTAACTTAACGTCTTCAATGTTTTTAATCTTAAAGACTTGTTCGTAACTAATAGCACCTGATTGTAAAGCCTGCATCATTAAATTATTTAACTCAGCTTTCTTTTGTTCATCAGGAAGCATTTCTACCTTCACATCAAAAGTCATATCTAAAAGACTCATATCATAGCCTTCCATTTCTTTATACTTAGTAGCTTTGAATACAACGCTATCCCATAACATCATAGCTACCTTTTCAGATGTCTCTTCCATTACACAAGTAAAAGCATCATAGATATATTCAGTAGCACTATTAGAACTTTGTATCTGTTGTTGCATTACTCCAAGGCCAGTCTTTACAGGTACACTTGAACCATCTCTATACTCAGAGATACCCATTTCTTCTCTTAGTCTATCTAAGTTAAAGTTGTATTGACTAATCAAAGTATTTAACTGAGCTACGTTTCCATTGTTTGGAAGTTGCTGAATAGGGAAAGCTTTAGGTTGCCCATCGTCCCCTGTTGAATCCCAAAACACTCTACCTGTCTGGTCGTATATCTTCATTAGTTGTAAAGGCTCAACAGAATTACCTGTGCCTAAATCAACATCTCTAAATCCTGAAATGTCTACAGAGAATCCATCTGGCTTCATTAAAGCAATCAACTGTTGCATCTTCATTCTGATAAGAAGCATTGCCCTAATTGGCCCCATAGCTTTCTCAATCATCGAAGGTAATAAAGCTCCTGTAGCATTTGGACAAATAATAGAATAGCTGAACATAGCATCTACGCCATTATTATAAGGACGTATTGTATTGGAAGTTAAGTCCCATTCCAACATGATATCAGTATCGCATACCCAAGCTCCATGATAGATGTTCATCATCTTATCTTCAATAACTTCTCCTGCTAGCTCTTGTCCTGCCGGAGCCATTGGCTTACCTTGTTTAGGTATAGCAAGTACATTGCCATATTTGTTTTCTGTCTTAACAGTATATTCTACGTCTACAGTCTTTACTTCAAAGTCGAAAACCAATACCGCGTAATCATCATACGGTCTGAGTTCGGTATATTTGTATGAATCTTTCCAATAAAGGTTTTCAGGTCTTTTAAGTTCTCTAGAAGCTTTCTGCGCCAACTTAAACAAAGTCTCTTCATCAAGATTGTATTTTTTTCTTATTACAGAAATCTTCATTGGGTTAACATACCCTATGTAAGCCAAGTCTTTACCGTTGTCTGTTTCAAAAACATTGTAAATTAAATTCTCAGGCTTGATTCTTTTAATCCTAATGTTATGGTTGGCATCAAAGTAAACTTTAGTAGCTGCAAAGTTACAGTCTATAATATCTCTTAGAAGCGTTCTTTTTAAGACTCCGTAATCATTTTCGTCCAAGATTTTTTTAATCTTAGTTTCAAATAATATCTCTTCAGGTAGTCTGTATTCTAAATCAAAATATAAAGCAATGTCATCTTCGTCTTCAGGCATAAACTTTTGAGACTCAATCTGATGTCCTAATTCTTTTTCAATAGCTTCTATCTGTTCCTTATTCTTCATACGGAACATGGCTTCTTGTTTTTCCATATCCTTAATAGAATCGCTCATATCATCCGTAGCTTTAACTACAGGCTTCTCTCTTCTTGATAAATATGTTCCAAGTAATATCTCTACAAACTTAGGTGCAATCTTAATAGTACTCCAATCTAAATCTACATATGTCTGGTTACCCTCTACCCTCAGCAAGTCCATAAACTCTTTCATAGAGTTTGTCCCCATTGAAAATTCTCTGTTAGCTCTCCACACTCTGTAACGCTTGCCGTAATATCCATCCGAGTTTCTATCAGCAGAATTAAATATACCTTTAGCTACTTGCAATCCATAATCCTTCTTCCTTTTTTGTGAAGGTTTGTCCATGTGCATTTGCAAAAGCCTGTCTATACTAGAAAACATATTCTTGTGTTTAATACAAATGTAACATTTTATTTGGACTTTGAACCCCAGTTAAATATTAGTTTAATATACCATTCGTCTACTATTCTATTCTTTTTAATCCAAGATGATACTATCTCAATTCTTTTTCCTTTATCTTTTGGCATAATAGTATAGCCTGTATCCCAAAATGGTTTCATTAGTTTGCGGTATCTATCAGCCCTGTTTTTTAATTCTTCTTCTGAGTACTTGCCAGGCTTGTCTGAAATCTCTTTAGCTTCTTTTACTTGGGTAATGTCTTGTTTAATTTTAGCCATATTAAAGAACATCCTCAATGTATTCTTCTCGTAGTACTCTACTACCTCTCTACCCTTGTCTAGTAAATAATAAAAACCTTTGCCGTCCTTACAGGCTAATCCCATACCTATAAGTATGTTTACATCAGCATGTATTAAAGTGTGAGGCACTCCTAATTGTTTAAAGTCAGATTGAACCTTTTGTATAGAAGTAAAATTCCTTTCATACATATAGAATAAAATTAACATCCTTTTGACGTTAAGTTTCTTAGGCAATGGCTTCATTATCTTATGAGAGATAAATCCTAAATACATTATCCACTTCCTTCTTCTTAGTTGGTAGTGCATATTTTTAATGTAGGATTCTCTTTTCTTAATGATGCCTTCTAAGTGCTTTATTCTTTCTCTGTAGGGGGCTGATAAAGTTCTTTCAAGCGCATCGGTGTTAATAATTGCTGATATATTAACTCCTTTACTTTGGCTTTCTATTTTCATTTATGAGTTGTTCTATTAATGGAATGCCTTTCTTTTCGGCTTCCTTTGCTTCATCTTCATCCATTTTAAGATAGTTAACCCTTAACCAGTTCACAGAGTCTACCATATCCTTTAAGCTAGAAGTTAACTTTTGAAACCTTTCAAATGTCTTATCATCACCATTTAAGTCAAGAGTAATACTATTTAAAGAAATAGATAGTTCGTTTATCTTCCTGTTAAGGGCAAAGAATAAAGCATACATACCATCGCTCTTGTATAATAATAGTTCTTGTTTTATTGTTTCTAATTCAGACATATTGTAGCATTAAATTTTTCTTCTGTGTTTATAAGATGTATAGAGAATTTGTTTTCAAGCACTCCATTATAAATACTGTCTATCTCTTCTTCTGTTAATGGTTCTACTAAGTCTCTAATGATATGATAATAAACTGCATCTTCCGGTTCATACTCTTTTGCAAAGTCCTCTATACAATCAAAGCTCTCTCCAAACAAAATCATATCGTATTGCTTGTCAAAAAATAATACAACTCCAGAACTTACTAAGTATTCTTTTTTCAAATACTTAATAGGACTTAAGTCTATTATAAAATTTCTAGCATTTGTCAGGTTAATTATTAGTGCTTGACTCATTGCCAAATTTAAGACACTTTATCAAATACTCCAAGCACATCATCTTTCCAAATTCTTATTGCTTTTTTTTGCTGATTCTTAAAGTGATACACTATCTCATAATCAGAATATTTGTAACAAAGAACTCTATCTCCTGGTTGAACATCATCATAGTCTTCAGGGGTAGATACAATATCAAAGGTAGTTTCCATAGTCTCTTCAAATGGAACGTGTAAGGTTGATTTGTTTTCTTTCTTAATTCTTTTGGCAATTAGATTACCATTCAAAGGTATAGGCTCTCCTGTTTCTTTATTAATCTTTGCATATACTGTTCCATCAAAATGAATAGCTAGAATAGTAGATTGGTCTGAGTAGTCTGTTTTAATAATCTGTCCTTCGTTAGTAAGTACGTTGTGGTGTACTATAATTAAGTCTCCAACCTCTACCGTTGATATCTCATCTCCCACACTCAGCACTTCACATACGGTAGGATTTATTTCACGACTATTTTCTCCGTACTTACGTCCTATATAGAGCTGAATCTTTTCTCCGTTAGGCCCATCAATAACATGTGTTTCTTTTTGCTCGTTGTATGACTTTACAACAAGTTGCTTTCTTTTTGCTTTCATGGTTTATTTTTTAGTTGATTTTCCGTCCTTCCCGTTTCTAGCCCTGTTTGTGCTTTGCGATTCGCGAACCAAAGAACCTGACTTAGTATGTGATGCATCCTTGCCATCTTTATTGCCGTAGGTTCCTGCTTCTCTGTTAGCTTTATTAAGCTTCACCCTATACTTCTTTCTTTCAGGAGTAGCGTGGTATTCTTTATTGTAAGCGTTCTTTTTCTTACGAGCTTCAGGGTTATTCTGAAAGTACTTTGCTGATTCAGACTTACCCTTACTTGTACCTGCTAGACTGTTTTTCATGTTATTTCTTTTTGTGGGCGTTAGCAAATTTTCTAGCTGAGTCTACACTACCAAATCCCCAAGCCTTTAAAGCTAAAGCTTTTCTTGTAGGTTCTCCGTTTGGCTTTTTCATAGGCCCAGCCATGCCAGCAAACCTAGCAGCAAAAGAAACTCTCCTAGGATTGGTGCCACTCTTTACAGGGGCTTTCAAATGTCCACCTGTCTCCTTATTATAGGAAGCTCTACCCTTTGCGTTTAAACCTCCTTTAGGATTCTTCCCTTCTTTTTTTTTCCACGCAGAACTCATGATTGGTATTTTTGAATTATATCTTTTACTTCTTGAATACTAAACTTATATATTCGATGGCTGATAGCTTCAGCCTCCAACTCCATTACCGCCTTCTCACCTATCTTTTTAACCAGTCCTATTCTGTACATTGCTTGGTTACCGTGTAGCCACATGTTACATCCTGGACATTGCCTGTTAACATTCCATTCGTTAAAACGAAGATACGCAAAACCTTTGACTGGAAAATAATGTCCAGACTGATTAGCATTGTTACCTCCACAGGATATGCATGTAAGCCCTTCGTCTCTATCTCTTATGTACTTATTAAAAACTTTTTGCGCTTTCTCTAATAGTTTAGGAAGCGACTCTCTTTTAGGAGGTGCTGATTTAAAACTACTCCTTGTCTTTGTTTGTGTCTTGCTTTTACTTCTAATCATCTAAATCGTTTAAGTCTTCTGGCAGATATTGTTTATCAAATTCTAATTGCGCGGCACTTACTTTACCTTCTTTGTATTTTGATTTACTGCCTACCAATGCTGATACACTTCCAGTTAAGGTTAATTTAATAACACCTATCTGAACATCAGCTTGATGGTCGTCACAGTAACCAAAAGAAACACCATCTACTTTTAAAGACTTAAGTACATGCCTACTGCATATGTAACAAATCATATGTTAGTGTTTTGAAAATAAATAATAGTTTCTTCAAATATGTTCTTCAGCATCTCAAAAAACAATACAACAATTAAATATGGTAAATATATAAAATATACAATAATAACAAACATTAGTTTAAGTCCTTTCATATTAGTCTTTTATTTTAATCCAGCTTACATTGGTTGTGTAGTTAGGGTGAATTTCAATTACATCATTGTTCTCTATTAGAAAACAAATAGTATCTACGATATGGTCGTTGACATACGGTAGGTAACCTTCCACATCGTTTCTATCTAAGTACTCTTCGTACAACTTTATTATTTTGTCTCTATTCAGTTTCATGCTTCAAATTTACATTGTTTTTATATTCAGGACATACAGTTGTTAGTTTCCTCATCTCATTATCAAAACCTCTATTCCATAACTCTATTGGAATATTTCTCCATTTAGACTGGTTAGACACCTCGTTCATACATTCATAGTATCCTCCATTGCTGATGGATATCTGTACTAGGTTTCTAGCTTCTTTAGCCTTATAATAAAAGTTACTCATCCGTGTTTATTGTTGTCATTAAACCGTCATAGTTTTCGTCAAACTCTATTGTCTTCTTATACCATTCAGACCTCTTACCCTTGAATATCTTTGATGGGTTTATAAAGTAAACATCTGTACCGGCTTTCTTGGCTATGAATTGCTTCTCAAGCAAGTCCTCTATACCCCGGTAGATATTACTTTTAGATTTAACATCCAATAGACTCATCAGCTCTATAGCGTTTAACTTTACATAGTCGTAACAAATCTCTTTGAACATATAACTCAAGATGCTGATAGCCATAGAGTTTAACTTCCTAAAGTCTTCGTAAGCATTTGGATAGATACTTATCCTCTCTTCTTGGTCGCCAAGCTTGTGTACCGTGTCATAGCCATCTGTTACTTTTTTAAGGTGAGGGTAGACTCTGAACTTATCAGAAGATACTCTGAATGGATTGTCATTATAACTACAGTACTTGTTCATACTCATATAACAAAAGTACTAAAAATTAGTATTGATACCAAATATTAATACTACTTATTTTATAGGTAATAGTTCTAAAAATTAATACTTTAGGTATACCATTGTATCAAAAAATGAAACCTCGAATCAAGCTATACTTGCGTTTGAGGCCTGTCCCTAATATAGTATATATTAAGGAGGACGACCAACGGGAGCCGGACTGACTCAGATTGAGTGGGTATATGTGGTAGATTGTGTGGTAGATGTATAAGTATGTGTGGTACTCATTATACCCAGGAGCGTGTAGGGTGGGGGTGCAAACGTCCGTATGCATACCGTGTACGTCTCAGCTATTTTTTCCCATCGCTTCATGTATGTATGTATGCAGCTACTTAAAGGCGAAGGATAGCTGTATTGTTGTTTTACCCAAAGGATGGCTGTATTGTTGTTTTATGTATGTGGTTATCTAATGCCCATTATTCAGGTAACCTATATTTTTTGCCCTCACTTGTTTTTGCTTTCTAAAATAATTTAGCTTATTTATTGAGTCTTAAATTTATATCGGTTTAATTTATTTTATGTTATCTTATTTAGACATTATTACCTTACTTAATTACACTACATTTTATACCTATTTATTAAACACTTGTTTTAAACACTTGTTTAATTTTGCTAAAGTCTTTAGTTGTCTATGCTAAATTTGTTAGTTTTTTTAACATTTCTTTGCACTCAATTTATTATAATTTCTGCTTATTTTGTTATACTTTTTAAGATATTTTTTGCTAATCGTGTTAATTGTTTTTTTTCTTAATATGTCAATATTTTCGCCTATTCTGTGTGCTAAAATATTTAGTTTTATGCTAAATTTTAACATATCTGTTTTTCTGCCAAAAAATAAATTTTGCTATATATATATGTCCTCACATATTGCATTCATTATTCAAAACAAAAAAATCAATCAATCATGAACAACGAACAAACAAACACAGTAGCAAACAAAGTAAAAAAGACATTAGCTGAAAGACAAACGGCATTACTTGAAAACAACAACAAAACGGCATTCGATTTTGTGAAGCTTGCCAATGTAACCGACAAGATTGAAAACAAGTCTATAAGTAAGGTATACAGTAACGTAGCTAATTCGGTGTATGTCAATTCAATATTAGGTAGTGCAAATATCCCGACGTTTGCCGAGTTCAAGGAAAAGATGCCAAACAAGGAAAACTATTCAAATTGGGATGGATATAAATGTTTATTGTCTTTTAATCTTATCTATCAAGCTAATAAAAAAGTTTTCAAACAAAATAAAAAGATAGCAGCAATTTAATGACCTATTAGAGAATAGTTTAATATGTTAAGCATATTTTAAAAGGTCGAACCTTTGCTGTTTTCCATTAGCCGACAAAGAAAGCAATTAGTCGGCATTAATCTTTCAAATTGGTGCAATGCCAAAACGTAACGCAATGTTACGAAAGATTAAAATTGTAGCTCTTTGAAATATTGATACAATTTTTTCCCGTAGTGAATGTATGTACTAAACTACTATATATATATAGTAAGTAGTGTATGCAGTTTAACCTTTCATCTAACAAGATGAATCGAAGCCACATTGGATGGCAGAGCTATATTATTGTATCAATCGACCTTTAGCTGAATATCAAAACAGTTAAAAAATTGCGTTACACATCTCAAAATAGTTGTGTCTTATATAATAGGTTTAGATAACTTCAAAATCGTAGCTTACTACTACATTATAAGATACTTAAAGATAGGAAGGGAG